AGTGACCATGATTTTTACATTGATCTAAAATTCTCCATAAAAAGAGATTAGATGTTTGATCAACAACCTGTAGTCTAGCAGAGTTGTCATAAGTATTAAATGGACCTTTTTTAATCTTAGCTATATTTAACATATAAGGACAAGACTTAGTTATATGAAACCAATTAGCAGCCTCTTCTCTTTGGCATATAGGAGCATAAGGTCTCCACGAATCTTCATCTCTATTTTTAATTTTATTTAATTTCTTAATATTATCATCACTCGGCAAACATAGCAAACTACGATTTCCCAAGGCTCTAGGTCCAAACTCAGCTTGCCCCTCAATAACTGCAACTATTTCTCCTTTTAAAATTCTACTAGCATAGTCATTAGCATGTAGTCCTCTACTAGCATTAACTCCTAAATAAGGTGTAAATTGTTTAGGTCGTTCAAGTAACGCAGCTGCTCCTAGTGCACAGCCTGCATCACCTGCTGCAGGTTGAATAGCAACATCGTCAAACTTAGTCCATTTTAATATTTCAGTATTAGCTACACAGTTTAAGGCAACACCACCAGCATAAGCAAGTTTAGTCATACCAGTTTCTTGCTGTAACCAACTTGCCATATTAGCAATAATTGTTTGAGTAACATTTTGAACAGATGCAGCTATATCCCAATCTAAAGCTCCATATCCTGCGCCTCGTTCTAGATCCTGCAAAACTGTATAATTAGCTTCATAATCATAGTGTAAAATATTATCCCTGATATACTTAGACCATTTAGGAGTGCCATAAGCTGCTGCTGCCATAACTTGAGATTCGTCAGATAATGGTTGTAATCCTAAAAAACGAGTAGCAGTACTATAAAATAATCCTAGCGAATTAGGGTATCTCATGCGCTTTAGCCAAGTAAATTTACCATTAGAATATATACCTAGAGAAGTAGAAAATTTATTTCCCACAGTATCTATTACCATAACCGCACACTCTTCCCAATCAGTAGTCACAATAGAACTCATAGCATGGGCTTCATGATGATCTACTAATACAGGTTTTGCTTTAGTTACTTTTTTAATATCTTTTTTAAATCTTTTATACGTAGTTTCTTCATAAAATACTGCATAGTCAAAATCTTCGTAAGCATTTTTTAACCAATTAATAGTATGAATTGGAAAATTATTATCATATTTATTACGAGAAAAACGTTCTTCATGGGATGCTCCCAATATTTTATTATCTTTTATATTTGCTGCTGCACTATCATGATGATAGCAGCTTACTCCTAGTATATTCATCAAAGTACCTTTTGAATAGTGATGTTAAATCTGCTTTAGTTTTAGTAGAGTAATTAGGTGTATCTATAAAGTCTACAAAAGCCCATCTATAGTTATCTACTATAGGTTGTATTCTATGAACCATAAAACATGGAAATAATACAATTTTTCCTGGTTTAGGGTATATTCTTGCTATAATATTATCAGGTTCAGGAGCAGAAAAATCTGTTTCTAATACTCTAGAACCTTCCGGATTCCAACTACCTAACTCAAAAGGTTTTCCTTCTGTTAGATATACCATATGAGTCCAAAAACGTCCGGGTCTAGATGTTGTAAGTCTTTTTTCTGCAAAATCTAAATTATCAAAATGCCACTCATAACCTTCTCCAGGTTTTAAAAGTATAGCTGATTTACCTGCAAACTCACACTTCCATTGGTGTGCATGTTTAATATAGTTTGCTGTACAATATTTTACAATTTTATCTGCTTTTTTTGCTATCTCATCTGAAAATCCGATTTCAACTGCGTCGCTCCACTCATCTGCAATGTAATCTTCCATCTTTCAAATACCTCCGAAGCTAATCTTAATGAAAAATGATTATGACCATGTTGATTTATGTGACCTCTTCCATCTGAATAATTTTTAGCTAAATCTCTTAAATAATATTCCCATATACAGGGATGATCTTTTATCATAGGTTGTTCTATAATATTAGGTCTATATATAGGAATCAACATTAAATTTTCAACAGTAGCTTCACCTAATACTGCTTTTACAAAAAGTGAGTTAGTTCTGTTATACCAAGCCATACGTGTAATTTTTTTAAACCATATATCTTGTACTAACTTTCCCCATATATCACCTGACCCCCAACCATAAGGAAGTAAATAATCTCCATTTCCTTTAGGATCAGCTCTGTGATGATGCCCTACTAACCAAATAACTTTAAAACGATTGACAAGATCATTCTCTATGATATAATTAGCCTGAGCATCCAAAGTTATTCCTGCTTCTTCATAACGGTTCTTTAAACCTAATTGGATCAAAAGCGGGTATAGGTGCTTCATCACTTGGTATTGACCAAGAGTTTCCTACTACAAAGATTTCATTATTTATGTTCATTATAACCTGTGGAGATAGTTTTACACAAGGAGAAGGTCTTGAGAAACAAACTCAAGCCTATCCATATTTATTAAATGCGAGTATTAAGAATCTAGCGCAAAGTGGCGCTTCCGAATATCTTATTACAACACAAATTGAACAAGCTGTCAAGCTAAAACCTGATTTGATTGTTGTAGGACATACCAGTGAATATAGATGGGAAGTATGGGATGCCCGAAATGAATGTCAACAAGGATTTATAGTAGCTAATCATATTTTAAGAAATGAAAAGTATTATAGAAATTGGATACTATCTGAGCAAATACTAAGTAATACTAGAAATACTAAAGAACATAAAGCTGCATGGCACGCAGCTGGTATGCTGTATTTTTCTGAAGTAGAGTTAGTACAACGTCTATGGAGTGGTGCAGTATCTAAACAAATATTACTTGCACAAAGAGCTAATATACCTATGATTCATCATTGTTGTTTTCCTCATTTACAATTACTATTAGAAGAATTAACAGATGATTATATAGATTTTCATTTAGATTTAGAAAAACATAAAGATAAAGCCCCTGACAATTCTCATGCAGGAGCTTCTAGTCATAGAAAACTAGCTAATATGATTATGAATAAACTCAGCTAGAGCTTTAGTTGCTTTTCTATTAGGATGAACTTGGTCGGTAGCAGAAGCAAAATGTTCTGGATGTTCTTTCCAAAAGTTGTGTTTACGCTCCCAAAGTTCCCAAAGTTTCATTGCTCCTCTTTTATCATTGTCTGAATATTTTTCAAAGTGGGTATAATCACCAAAAATAGTGGTATCTACAAAATCAGGATAGAAAAATTCAGTGATACTAGGAATCTTGAGATAGCAATTAAAGTCAGGTTCAATTTTTTCTATACCACCCAACAATATTAACTTATGTTTATACTGATCTAGTATCTTATATTCTAATTCTTTTACTAAGTTAATTTTTTCAAATAAATCAGTAGTAGTGTATGCTCTATGATGTTCTGGAGTTAAATGTTTAAAGTCTCGCGTAGCACAAGTTTTAACATATACAATAAAATCAAACCCTATTTCATGACTCATTAAACAACTTAAAGACACAAAATCACCCCAACCAGGATTAGCAGCGTGCGCTACTTCATGACCTAAATCTCTTAAATATCTGGACATAGAATATTTTTCAGCAAAAGCTCTGGTCTCTTCGGGAGTGAGAGTCGGATCCCACTCCCCTGCTGACCACGAGTCACCTGTGACCATTATTTTAGACATTTACATGCACGCTTCTACATACTCTTTAATTTCTTCCCATTTTTCTTGTTCTTCATCCATATTTTCTTTACGAACAATGGTAGCAATTTTAGTAATAGTTGCTACAGGAATATCATATTCTGATTTAATATCTTTTTTAAGTTCATTAATAGACTCTCTAATTGCTTCACCTTGAATCATTAGATCTACAATTCGTGAAATTTCTTTACGTAATTCTGCTTTTAGTGCTACTTCCATTTGTTTTCCTTTATGGTTGTTCAGTTACAATAGTTAAAAATAGTTTATTTTGTAGTTCTTTATTAGCAAAGTGACAAGAACTGTGTATTACCGATCTATCAAAAGCTATTAAAGATTGAGGTTCCCATTTAGCTGCAAGCTCTATTGAAAATCCCCATAGCGCCTCATAATCAATATGAGTTAGATAATTATTATAATCTTCTTTTGACAAATATGCATCTGTTAAATTAAATATATCACTGTTTTCATAGTCAGTAACTG